ACTTCCCTAAGCTGCGAAATGTTCACAATAAAAAGCCTCCCCGTAAGGAGAGGCTAGCAAGAATCAATGGGAAAAAGCTATTAGTTAGGAGCAGTTGGAATGATGCTGCCAGTATTTTCAGCATTTTGGTGAATGCCAATGCGACCACGGCTCATCAAATCAAACGTGACTTCCACGAGATTGTCCGCAGGATAGCTCTCGTTGTAGTTCATCACACGGCTTACGAAAGCCACGCGATCATAGTAATAGGTGGTGCCGCTCACTCCCAGTTGCTTGTTGATTTCCACATACACTTCAGCGTCCTTGTCATAACGCGCTTCGGAAATCACTTGGAATGCTTCGTCAAAACTATTGGGGATGAACACCGTACCATCCACGTCCTTCTGGAAGTAGGAAGTGATGGAAGCCGTAGCTTGCGAGGTGACAACCACGCTATCAGCAAAACCACCACCACCAAGCAGGTAGAATTCAGTGTTGCCGTCGTTGAAGGCTACGGAAGCCGTGGTGGCTGCTTGCAGCGTATAAAGCGTCGGAGCGCCGCTTACGGTGAATGTAGCGCCGCTTTGAGTGATCACTGGACGGCCTGATGCCAGGGCCACAGAGCCAACACGCACAATAACGTCTTGGCTCTTAACCAGTTCAGTGGGATGGTAGAGCATGAGAAAGTCCTCAATGGAGAGAATGGTTAAACGTCAAGACGAAGTATGCTTGGACAGTACTGGAAAGGCATTGAATGCCCAAACGTCTTGAATCAAGTCATACATTCTGAACGCTTCCTTTGCCAACAAGTCTAAAAATTCCTCGTATGGGAGCGCCTAGAAATTGCCAATAATGATCCACAAGTTGTTCATTTGGCAGAAGTTCAAACCGTCCTTCCCTTCCATTGATTGTTGCTGCTGCAGAACTGCCAGGAGAAATACCAGACAAAGCCAATGGACCAGTCAGTCTTCCTTCCATGTAAACGGCAGTATTATCAGCACCAAGCAAATAATCAAAACGAGGATTATTCTTCTGCTTCAACATGGCATAGTATGTAACGCCTGAAGACAAGCCCACATAATTGCCAGTTTCGCTATCCATGGCATAACCAGACGCCACTTGCCAGACCAAGGTGGCATTAGCAAGAGGAGCAAGGCCGTTAATCATGCAACGAAACCAATAGAAGAAGCGCCAGCGACGGTTTCAATCATTCGTTTGAACTCTTGGCCGTATTGAGTGGCCTCAAGTCCTTTGCCATACACCTTACCTTCCGTGGCACCGATTTGAATGCCCATCTGGGTGAGCTGAATGGCAATAATATGAGCTGCAAGATGCTTAATGGCACGATCAGTTTGGCTACCAAACGTGTCAGCACCCACATCCGCCGACGCTTCTGAGATGGCTCCATTTACAATTCCCGATGGATGGGGAGTAAATTCAGGAAACCGCTCAAGGAAATTTGCATAGGTGACAGCCATGATCAAGCCTTCCCAATGCGAATGGCCTCAATACGACGGGCAATGGCATTACGAATGCGGACACGTCCTTCGATTTTCTTCCAATCAGAAAGCTGCTCTACGTCGTGCATAATTTCAATCATGCTTAGAGCATCACGCTGCGCAAGTTGAGAAAGTGTTTCCACGCTTTGTGGAATCTCTTGCACAGTGGGCATGTCCTTCATTTCTTCAATGGCACCAATGGCCATCAAACGCTTCACCATTCGATTTTGACGAGCTTCAGCCCACTTGGACTCAGGCACGTCTGCATTGACGCCAGGAGTAAGTTGAAGAATCCCGGCATTGGTGATCACGCCAAACCCTCCTTCACGCGGCGGATTTTCAAGTTCAGGGCGATAAGCAATCAACATTTGGTTCAACAAGGAACTGGTGCTAAGCCTAGCGCCCCAAACTTATTCAGCCTCAGTTGTTTTGAACGTAAATAACGCTCTTGGGGAAGTAGATGGCAACGCCACCCACTCGTGCATGGGCAGGAACAATGAATTCCAGACCACGCTGTTGAGGCGGGAACAGCTCAAGCGGTTGCGGAATGTGCAGTTGCACTTTCTGCGGATCACGCTTATACACCACCATGCGATTGGTCGACAGGGAGCTATTGTCCTTGTCGAGCTGGTTGATGGGTTCGATGGAGGTGATATAAGGATTGGTGCGAAGGAAATACTCAAGCACAGTCACGTCCGAAGAATCGGAGTTGCGCTGAGTGCTCACCACACGGAAGTCCTCATAAGGCATGAGGATGGTGTCAGGCTGCTCCTTCATCTTGGAACCATTGACGATGGCAGTCACGCCATAGTTCAGAAGCTCCAGCATTTCCTGAGAAGTGGTGCCACTATCAGTGAACCACTTGTCGGCTTGCAGCACATCCACCGTGGAATTATTGAAGAAACCAGCCAGCGAAGCAGAAGCTTCACCGAACATAGCCACTTCTTCAACTTTCTCCTCGTAAGCGCGACGTACGGCAGTGGCACGACGCTGCTCCAGGGCGATGTTGGCCATTTGAGCAGCACGCAGTTCCTGCACGGTATAGCCGAAGCTACCACCGAAAGAACGAATGTTGATGCTCTTCTCCACTTGGCTGATGTCAGCACGAGGCAGGTCATCAGCAGCATCAGCAAGCAGGCGGAAATCGCCAGTGCTATCCATCACCCGATAGGTGAAGGTTTGCGCTGCATTGCCAGCCTCGCTGGTTACAGGCAGAATGGTCGAGTATTTGATGTCGGCATAAACCGTCTCAAACACTTGAGGGCGGATGTACTCAAGCTGACGCTCAAGAAACAGGCCCGCCTCATCCATGCGAAATTCAGACATTGGTAGGGCCTCCTATCAAGCAGTGGTGGTGTCAGCGGTGAGCGTGAACGAAGGACCGTTCAGCTCAAGGATTGCCAGGCCGGAGGCAGCGCTAGTGAGGTAGCGAGCATTAGACAGCACGGCAGTCTTGCCAGAGATGGAAGTGGCATGGAACTGACCTGCATACTTAGTGCCAGTGGCAGTGTGAATCACACGCACGGCAGAAGCAGGAGTGACAGAACCATGAACATAAACAGCAATAGCACCTTCGTTAAGAACGTTAAGGGCTTGCTTGTCTTTTACGCCAGGACGGCTATTGGAGTCCAGAGCGGTTTCATCAACGTAGGTGAGCACATTGATGCCAACCACAGTCTCACCAGTGCCGGCAACGGTCTTGGCGGAATTGTCAACAGTGCCACCGCTTGCATAGGTGACGATATTGCCGAAAGCCAGTACGGCTCCGGTTTCGTTGACATAGGTGCCAATGGTATTGTCACGAATGTCAGAAAGTTGGCCTTCAAGCAGGGGATCGTGCTGCAGCGCATAAGCCTGCTGCACGCCACCCGTGACGCCAGTTGCAGTTTGAGTGAAAGTAACAGGCATGATCAGCGCTCCTTCTTGGTGACGGAGAGTGGAGTTTTCCAGCCGTTTTGCAGACGCTCCAGATAGGAAGACGGTGCAGCGATGGGAGAGGCAATAGAAGCAACGGCCTTGCGAAGATCCTCAGTGGAAGAATCCTTACGGGCAACTTCCGACAGAGTGTCAAACATGGCCTGCACGTAATCGTCAGAACGCTCCGACAGATCACTATCACCACGAACTGCTTTAATAGCAGCTTCCATGATTTCACGGGACGACTTACCCACGAAATCAAACTCAGCATCAAGAGAAGTGCGAGCCTTGTTCACAAGAGCAAGACGCTCCTCAACAAGCGAATCAACATTCACTTGCTTTGCCGCTTCAAGCTCAGTGCGAGTTTCATTCAGCTCTTGCTCAAGGGCATCGGCACGACCTTCGGCCGCATCCATTTTGCCCTTCATTTCCTTCTCCATGGCGTCCATTTCCTCCTTCATTTTGGAGGCTTTGGACATCATTTCGTCATACTTGCGCTTCATATCGGCATAGTTTGCTTTCGCGTCTTCACGCTCAGCAACAATCGCGGCTGCAAGCGCCGGATCAGCCTCAAACGAAACGCCGTCAAACACAATGTTTGCGGACATAATGTCTCCTTGAGAAAGTAGTAAATCAGTTACAGCGGCATCCGCCGAATCGAGCAATAAACGCACTTGAGGTCCGCCTCTTG